TGTGCACCCATCCCGGCGACTAATTTAGGCATTGGCGGTGGCGGCGGGGCGGGCGCTTATGGGGAAAGCCTGTATGACGTCACGCCGGAAATGCTGACCGGTGTTCCGGTCACTCTGGGCGCCGGCGGTGCCCCACGTAACGCGGTTGGCCTGGCCGGTGGCGGCGCTTCTTTCGGTTCCTACCTGAGTGTTTCGGGAGGCATGGGCGGGCAGACGATTACCGTCCTGACGTCCCCAACGGCGTCCGGCTTTGTGCAAGGCGGTTCGGGAGGGCAAGTCGTTACGGGCGGCAACCTCTGCAGTGCTCGGGGCATCACCGGCACCTTTGCGATGTACAACGGCAACTGGGGAATGCTCTGCGGGGGCGGAGGCCCCAGCCCGTTCGATGGCGGTGCGCCGCTGATAGGTGTGAACAGCATTGGTATTGCCGGTGTTCGTGGCTCGGGAGGAAGTGGTTCGTGCTCGAACAATGCATCCGCATCAGTCGTAAGCGGCGCCGGTGGCAACGCCTTCTGTGAAATCTGGGAGTACGAGTAATGGCCCGTTATGCACGTATTGAAAACGGTGTCGCGGTCGAAGTGATCGACACCGGTGACTTCGCGATCGAACAACTGTTCGCGCCTGCGTTTGTCGCGGCGATGGTACCGGTGCCCGAAGGCGTCAACGTCGAAATCGGCGCGTCGATGGACGAGACAGCTCCCGCCATCGAGCCGGTGTACGAACCGCAAAACCCTGTTGTCGCCAAGGCCCCCGTGGTTGAGGAAAACCAGCCTCTGGCGGCGGAGCGTACCTGGCGTCAGTCGGCTCTCGCAGCCACCGAATGGCGGGTCACCCGCCACCGCGATGAGCAGGAATTGGGACGCGGGACAACGCTCAAGGCCCAGCAGTACCTGGAGCTGCTCGAGTACCGCCAGGCATTGCGCGACTGGCCTGGTTCCGGCGCATATCCGTCATCCGTTTCGCGGCCCTCAGCACCGCAGTGGCTGGCCGGCGCGATTGGCTGAAGCCATCACGCAACCCATGTTTTCAGATAAGGAGATAAGCCTTGGACTATCCCAAGAGTGTACCCAGCGTCGGGCTGGTCAATGGACAGTTTGCCGATGAGGATCCGGTTGCCGGAAAACCCGGTTCGCTGATTCCGGCGGCGTGGGGCAATGGCGTCACGCAGGAAATTCTCGGCGTTGTTCAAGCGGCGGGCATGACGCCGAGCGAGGCGTCGAACAATCAGTTGTTGGGTGCGTTGCGCAGTTCCCGATTGTTTGCGACTCCGCCGCAGTTCGATACCGGAAAAGCGGTGGCCACGCCTGAGTTCGTGCAACGTGCGTTGGGTAACCATGCCAGTGCCCGGAGCCTGGTCGACACGACACAGCTCACGGCTGCAGATGTGGGGTGCGCATTCGGACTGGGTGGAAGCGCGGCTTACACCGTGACACTGCCTGAGGTTTCCAGTGTCCCCGATGGTGCCACTCTCAGTTTTCATTGCCTCAGCAACTCAGTCATCACGATCGCCAGTAAAACCGGAACACAAATCTGCCCGCAGGGTGCTTACTTGAGTTCGATCACGATCAACGGCGGTGAAAGCGCGCAGTTCGTGAAGGGCTATGGCATCTGGACGGTCCATGGCACTGCGAGCCTGAAATATTCAAACGCCTTTACCTTGCAGCTAGCCAGTGCCGGTTATCAAAAACTGCCCAGCGGTTTGATTCTGCAATGGGTTGTGGGTGGTTCTGACGCCAACGGCATCATGAGCCTGTCTTTGCCGGTCAGGTTCCAGACGGCGATCGTCGGCGGAGTGGCCGATGAGGGGAACCCGTCCGGCTGGAGCGCGGGCAACACGACTGTCTGGGCGTTTGATTCGACCCTTTCAACAACATCGGTAGCTGCGGCGCGGGTCAGGAATGTCGACGGCACGAGTGTGAGACCGGCACCCGGCATCATGGGCCGCATTCTGGTTTGGGGGCGATAACGATGAAGATCTATTTCTTTGCTCAGACACTCGGATTTGATCGGGTCGAAAGCCCTTCTCCGGAGTTGCCTGAAGGCGCGGTGGAAATCACCCACGCCCAGTACGCCGAACTGTTTGCCGGGCAGGCAACGGGCAAGGTCATCAGCGCCAGTGCCAGTGGGCAACCCGTACTGACCGATCCGGTCATCTCCCCTGAGGCTGCGATCACTCATGAACGCGCATGGCGCAATGCTGTTCTTCGCGACACCCAATGGCTGGTATGGCGTGACGCTGAAGAGCTGGAAGTCGGCGAGGGCACGACCCTGCGCGCCGAAGAGTTCAAACAGCTTCTCGCCTATCGGCAGGCATTGCGCGACTGGCCCAACGATCCGGAGTTTCCTGATACGCACGCTCGTCCGGTAGAGCCCGACTGGCTTGAAGGCTTGCTGCACAACGGAAACTGAGGAGATACAAACGTGGATTACCCGAAAAGCGTTCCCGGCATCGGGCTGGTGAATGGCAAGTTCGTCAATGAAGACGTCGTTGGCGGGTTGCCGGGGTCGTTGATCCCCGCGACCTGGGGCAATGGCATCACCGACGAGCTGCTGAATGTCGTCAAGTCTGCGGGCCTTGAGCCGAGCGAAAGCGATGCGACGCAGTTGCTGCAGGCGATCCGGAAAATCAGCCAGGCCGGTGCAGATAAACACGCAGCGGATATCGGCGCTGCCAATCTCTACATGGCCAATTATGTGCCGGCCATCACGACGTTGAAGGACGGTCTGGCGCTGCGTTTCACCGCAGGCAATGCCAACACCGGAGCGAGCACATTTGCACCGAATGGTCTTCTGCCCAAACCGCTTTTGAGTCTGGCACAGAGTGCATTACGGCCAGCCGAGATTGTCGGCGGCAGTGTGTGTTCGGTGGTGTATAGCGCTGCGCTGGACAGTTGGTTGCTGGTGTATGCCAGCGGTGGCAATGCCTTGAGTGGTCGTTTGTTGAATGTGAGGACATTTGCTGTCAGCGGTGTTTATACGCCGACCGTGGGGATGCGATCCGTATTGGTCAAAGTCGTGGGCGGCGGTGGCGGTAGTGCGGGTATTGCAGCGACCGCTGCGAATCAATATGCCGTCTCCGGTGGTGGTGCTTCCGGCAGTTACGCCGAGGCCCGGTTGCCGAGCGACAGGATCGGTGCGAGCCAGATTGTCACGATCGGTGCCGGTGGGGCTGCCGGAGCTGCACAGACGAACGGCGGCGTCGGAGGAACCAGCTCGCTGGGCTCGCTGGTATCGGCACCGGGAGGTCAGGGTTCCCTCTGGGTCGGTGTTGTTTCCGGATCGTCGGCAGGACTTTGTGTGGGCGGGTATCCCGGTGAAATTGCGTCCGGCGGGAACATCGTCAACTCAGCCGGGGCCCCGGGATCACCGGGCATCTCGGTCAATGGTTCGACGCTGGCGGGGCATGGTGGCAGCTCTCCGTTGGGCAGTGGTGGCCTCGGGTTCGGCACCACCGTCATTACCAGCTTCCCCGGCTACCCCGGCTCGGGATATGGATCCGGCGGCGGCGGGGTCGCTATCGGCCCCAATCTGGCTGGCAAATCAGGAACATCAGGTGCCCCTGGTGTCGTGATCATCTACGAGTACGCCTGATGAAAACCTACGCCCGCATCGTCAATGACACGGTGGTCGAGCTGTTCTCGACTGACGGAAACATGGTCGAGATGTTTCACCCGGATCTGCTCTGGGTCGACATCACCGACATCACGCCTGCGCCACAAATCGACTGGATGGCGAATTTCGGCACCCTCGGCTGGGTGTTTTCGTCGCAAGAAGACAGTGCCCCTGATGGCACCCTGAAAACCCTGGCAAAGAAATGGCTGACCGGTCTCGGCCGCCAGTCGTGATTCAATCGGAGCATCCAGGGAGGATTACGCATTATGCAAATTACAGAAGACAACCTTAAAACCATCATGCCCAACGCCCGCTCCCAAGCGGGCGTTTTTGTTTCACCGCTCAACGACGCCATGGCTCGCCATCGCATCGACGCGCCCAAGCGCATTGCCGCGTTTCTCGCCCAGGTCGGGCATGAGTCCGGCCAATTGCAGTACGTGCGTGAACTGGGCAACAACCAATACCTGAGCAAATACGACACCGGTACGCTGGCCTTGCGTCTGGGCAATACACCGGAAGCCGATGGCGACGGGCAGAAGTATCGCGGCCGCGGGCTGATCCAGATCACCGGCCGCACCAACTATCGCCAGTGCAGCCTCGGGCTGTTCGGCGATGAGCGACTGCTGGCCTTGCCGGAGTTGCTGGAACAACCGCAATGGGCGGCCGAGTCCGCGGCGTGGTTCTGGGAGCAGAACGGTCTGAACGCACTGGCCGACCGTGACGAGTTCAACAGCATCACCCGGCGTATCAACGGCGGGTTGAACGGTTTGCAGGATCGGCTGGAGCTTTGGGGGCGGGCGAGGGCGGTGTTATGCCTGCCTTCAGTCTGAGTATCGGGCGGCTGATCGGCCTGGTGCTGCTGGCAGCGGGAGCGGCGGCGCTGGCCTGGCAGTTCCAGGACTGGCGTTACGGCCGCCAACTGGCTGAACAGGCGCGGCTGCACGCCGAAACCCTCAACCAAATGACCCTGGCGGCCGCCACTGCGCAACAGGCCGAGCAGGACAAGCGTCTGGCCCTGGAGCAACGGCTCGCGGCCAGTGAACAAACCCACTATCGAGCACTCAGCGATGCCCAACGTGATCAGGATCGCCTGCGCGATCGCCTTGCCACTGCTGATCTGCGCCTGTCAGTCCTCATCGACGCAGGCGACGCTGCCCAAGGCTGCGGTGTGCCAGCCGCCTCCGGCACCGGCGGCGTGGATCATGCAACCGTACGCGCCCGACTTGACCCGGCGCATGCTCAACGAATTGTCGCCATCACCGGTGAAGGCGACCGCGGACTGATTGCCCTGCAAGCCTGTCAGGCCTATATCAGGGCGCTGGCGCCTGTACATTTTGAATGA